AATCACTGGAAATACCAACAAGTATTACAGAAGAGTTAAAGTTACAAACTTAATGTAATCCAAATTGTTACCGACTTAGAAGGGGACGCAAGTCCCCTTTTTTGTTTCTACCTAAATATAAATAATAGTGAAAAGGAAAAACAATGGTAGCAGTATCAAGACAACCAACTAAACTGGACTATGCAAGTCCAACTCAATTTAAGTTTACAATCAACCAACTTCCAAAGGTTGAATTTTTTACGGTGTCTGCAAACATTCCAGACATAACACTTTCAGATGTTGTAATCCCTACACCATTTAAACCTATACCTATTCTGGGTCAAAATTTAACTTATGGTAATCTATCTCTCACATTTATTGTAGATGAGTTTTTAGAAAACTATAGAGAACTACACGAATGGTTAATAGGTATTGGCTTTCCTAAAAGTAGAAAACAGTTTACAGAATTTCGTTCTAATACATCAAACACAGGTAGTACAACTGCAACACCTAAAGTAGATATGGGTGCAGTAGGAAAAACTGTTGCAGATGCATCTATGTTTTCTGATGCAACACTAACTGTTCTTTCAAACAAAAATAACCCAATCGTTGAAGCTCGTTTTAAAGATATGTATCCAGTATCATTAGGTGCTTTAGAGTTTAACCAACAATCTACTGATGTTGAATACATGACTGTTCAAGCAGACTTCACATATCAAATATACGAAATCCATGCACTATAAATAATACAAAGGATATATTATGACACTTGAAGAATTGAAGATGGAAGTTTATCTTTCATTAAAAGTAAATGATGAAAGACTTGATACAGAAGCACTCAAGAACCAAGAACTCTACGCAAAATACTTAGACCACAAATCACGATTTGAATTACTCTTACACAAAGCAAAGGGTGATTACAAAAAACTATATCGTGAGAAGTGGGAATACTATGGTGGTAAGGCTGATGCAAAAGTCTACGTCACTAAACCATTTGACCTTAAAGTATTAAAGAGTGACCTAAGTGTCTACATAGAATCAGATGAAGACATTATACAAATAGAACATAAAGTAGCATACCTTGAAACAGTTGTCAAGTATATTGATGGTGTTCTCAGGTCAATCAATAGTCGTGGTTGGGATATTAAAAATGCAATTGATTGGAAAAAATTTGAAGCAGGAATGATGTAATGAGAGAGTGGGTTGGATATTACAAAGATGTAATGACAGATGAGTTATCATCAAATATTATGTTTAATTCTAAGGGTTGGAAACCTTCAACTTATTCTAATGAAGAAGGTAAAACAAAAAATAGTTTAAAAAGAGTTGTAATGGACGAAACCTATATCAAAGATAATATGACATATTGGAAAGATTTACTTGATGTAACAAAAAAAGTTGTAAGTTTATATAAACAAAAACACCCATATATGAAATATTTTAATCCAAACAGAACAACTGATTTTAGAGTAAACAAATATGGTGAAGGTGGATTTATGTCTGAACACGCAGATAATATTCATCATAGTCATAATCAACAATATGGCTATCCATCAGCCTCACTTTTGTTTTTTCTCAATGATGGGTATAGAGGAGGGGAGTTAGTAATTGCAGATAAGGTTTACACTCCTAAGAGAAACTCTGCGATTATATTTCCATCTAACTTTATGTTTCCACACTATGTAAACAAAATAGAATTTGGTACGAGGTATAGTATAATAACATGGTTGATGTGATGAAACACTATTATTTATTTCCAACTTTAGTTTCTAAGTTTCAACATATTTCTGATAGTGTTTTAATAGATACTATAAAAAACGAATATATGAATGAACAAAAAATGAATTTTCATTCAAAAGCTTCTGTTGATAATAAACTGCATAAAAAAAGTGAATATCAAAAATTAGTTAAATCAATATTAGATAATACAAAAGAAATTTGTAAAATATATGAGTACGAATATAAAGAGTTAGAGATAACAAATATGTGGATTAATCACTCACAAAAAGGAGATATGCATTCTCCACATTCACACTCTAATAATACCTTTTCTGGTGTTTGGTTTCCCCTTCATAGTGAAATACAAACACCTTTATACTTCCATGACCCAAAAGGTGTAAGTGGTGTTTGGCAACCAAGAAAAACAAAAGTTAATAATTTAACATCAAATATGATGTCGTTTAAACATGAAAAAGATTTTGGATTTATATTTCCATCATGGTTAATGCATTTTGTACCACCAGCAGTTAGTGAAAGAGTAAGTTTATCTTGGAATATAATAGTTAGAGGTGAATACGGTGAACCAAACACTTTACAAAATGCAAATATCTAAGATTAACGAAGTTCACCTCAAGGTAGAAACAGAACCAAGTATCGCAAGAGAACTTGCAGATTACTTTACCTTTGAAGTACCAGGCCATAAGTTTATGCCTGCATATCGTAACAAGATATGGGACGGAAAGATAAGATTGTTTTCTACTGCAACTGGTAGAATATATGTTGGACTATTAGGATACCTTAAAAAATTCTGTGATAGGAATGACATACAAATAAATATAGATGAAGGAGTTGAAGATGTTAAAGAAATTGGTAGACAAGTTGTGGAGGGATTTGTTAAATCTCTTAAACCCAAATCCAAAGGTAAATCCATTAAATTGCGTGATTACCAAATTGATGCTATCGAGTATGCTCTTAAGTCACATAGGGCTTTACTTGTTTCTCCTACTGCTTCAGGCAAATCGTTAATTATATATTCTTTAGTTCGTTACTATAAAATGATGGAACTAAAAACTTTGATATTAGTTCCCACCACTTCTTTAGTAGAACAGATGTATTCTGACTTTGAAGATTATGGGTGGAGTTCTGGAACATACTGTCAAAAGATTTATCAAGGACACGAAAAGAAAGTTGAGAAAGATGTAGTGATATCAACTTGGCAATCTATTTACAAGATGCCTAAGAAATACTTTGAACAGTTTGGGTGTGTAATCGGTGATGAAGCTCATCTGTTTAAATCTAAATCACTCACAAACATAATGACAAAATTACATTTATGTAAATACAGGTTTGGATTGACAGGTACATTAGATGGAACACAAACACATAGATTAGTTCTAGAAGGTTTGTTTGGTGAAGTAGAAAAGGTTGTTACAACAAAAGAACTTATAGATAACAAAACACTTGCAAATCTAAACATAGAATGTATTGTGTTAAAACATAAAGAAGAAGATTGTAAATTAGTAAAGGATTATACATATGCAGAAGAAATCAATCATTTGGTATTACAGCCTAATCGGAATAATTTTATTAGTCGCCTTTGCAATTCATTAAATGGTAATACACTTTGTCTATACCAACTAGTAGAGAAACATGGTAATAAACTTTTTGAGTTAATGAAAGACTTTGATAGAAAAGTATTCTTTATACATGGTGGTACAGATGCTAAAACTAGAAACGATATAAGAGGAATAGTAGAGAAAGAAAACAATGCAATCATTATCGCAAGTTATGGTACATTTAGCACTGGTATTAATATTAGGAACATTAACAATGTCGTGTTCAGTTCACCTTCAAAAAGTAGAATTAGAGTTCTCCAGTCAATCGGTAGGGGACTCCGTACAAGTGCAACTAAAGATTCCATTAGGTTGTTCGACTTGTCAGACGACTTATCGTATAAAAGTAAGATGAACTTTACTTTAAACCACTTTAACGAAAGACTAAATATCTATAATGAAGAACAATTCAACTATAAAATTGATAGGATTAAGCTATGAGTAGTTATCAAATAATCAAATTGAAGAATGGAGAAGACTTAATTTGTAATGTTTTAGATAATGAAAATGGTAGACTAAAAGTTTCATCACCATTAAAGATGGAAACTGTCAATCGTTTATCTAAAAAAGGATTAACCGAGTCTTTGGCTTTAACAAGATGGATACAACCGTATTCTGATGAAGAACATTACTTTATAGAATCTAACTCAATAATTATAATGACACCAGCATCAGTTGGTATGACACGATATTATCAATATGTATTAAAGAGTTATGACGGATTAGTATTAAAAAGTGCTAAAGAAGAAACCATAGAAAAAATAAGAAGTGAAAAACAAAAGAGTAGTAAACTAGAAGTAGATGACGATATACCAGAATCAGAACTAAATGAATATCTTTATACCGATAAGAAGACAATCCATTAGTATATATTCCACCCTACCTCAATGCTTAGTTTAACCATGTTTTGTTAATCTGTCAAGTAAAAAAATAATAAAATAATATTTGACAAGTATGCAGTTTTCTAGTATTATAGTATTAATTGCGAAAGGTAAATAAATGGCAAAAAGAAAAAGTACAGCTGCACACTATGTAGATAACAAAGTATTTCTACAGGCTATGAAGGAATGGAAAGATAAGTGTGAAGAGGCAGAACAGACAGGTGAAGAAAAACCAAGAGTATCAAATTACATAGGTGAATGTTTTTTAAAGATTGCAAATGGTCTTTCTCATAAACCTAACTTTATGAACTATACATTTAAAGATGATATGGTTTCTGATGGTATAGAAAATTGTCTACAGTATATACACAACTTTAATCCAGAGAAATCAAAGAACCCATTTGCTTATTTTACACAAATAATATACTATGCGTTTATACGAAGAATACAAAGAGAAAAGAAACAAACTCATGTTAAACATAGACTAATTGAAAAAGTAGATTACAGAGCCTTTGTAACTATGGAAGGAGATGAAAATTCTTATAGTGTTAGTGGTTTTGACCCAACGATTATGTTACCAGATGAAGCAGTATATAAACCAAAGAAGAAAGTCAAAGTAGACAAACCTTCTGGACTAGAAAATTTTATGGAAGAAAAGAGTGAAGATAGCGATAATAACTGATACACACTTCGGTGCAAGAAACGATAGTGTACAGTATGATGAATATTTCTACCAGTTTTATGAGGGACAGTTTTTTCCTTATCTACAGAAACATAATATTAAAACTGTTATACATCTAGGAGATGTATTAGACAGACGTAAGTTTGTGTCCTATCGTATTGCAAAGAACTTCAGAGAAAGATTTATATTACCATTTCAAGCCTTAGATATAGAACTACACGCATTGGTTGGTAATCACGATATCTTTTACAAGAATACAAATGATGTAAATTCATTACAAGAACTGATTAACGATAGATATAAAAAGATACATTTATATCCAGAAGCACAAGAAGTAACCTTTGATGGATTACCTATATTGTTTATGCCTTGGATTAACAGTCAGAACTATATCTATTCAATGGGTATGATTGATGAAACTAAGGCTCAGATATGTATGGGTCATTTAGATATTAATGGTTTCAAGATGAACAAGACTGCAATTGTATCTGAACATGGATATGATAAAACTACATTTAGAAAGTTTGATACAGTGATGAGTGGACACTTTCATCACAAGTCAGATGATGGACAGATATTTTATCTGGGAACA